CCAGATCCTCTTTCTGCTCGACTGCCCGGTTGATTGATCCTTCGTTAAATGAGTTCCTAGCAGCTGTGATCGCCACCATCTGAATGTAATCTGCGATCCCCAGCTCTTTTCCGTCTATCGTCTTGTGGCCTATCACCCGGCCCCTCAGGCCAGTGTAATCGACCTTCTTGCCCGCCAGTGTTGCCTGAACTCTTCGCTTCTCCGATTCGGCTATGACCTCTTCTATGTGTCTGCCCAGCTGGGCATCCGTCTCTTTGAAACGGTTGAACTCTTGTGTGGCCATCGCCTGAGCCGCCTTAGCATGCGGCCCCTGTAGTGACCCAGCACGAGATCCTGCCAGGTACAGACCTGGGATGGAAGTTCCCAGCCAGGAGGCGGCATTCACCAACAGCTCTCGCCTGATCCGGTCTGTGAGGGCCCTCAGCCTGTCCGGGTTGTCGAGGTTCTGGTCGATGGCCGCCTTGATCGCCTTCTCGCCTCGCTTGTAGAGCAGAGCGATGATAGCAGCGGTCTCCTTGATCCTCTTCCTGGGGTCCTCTTCCTTAGACTTGCTCTTCACCGCCTTCTCGATCTCCGAAAGAGGGAGCTGGGATAGAAGGAAGGACTCGGGCCGGCCTGCAGCACGCCAGAGCTTGCGCCGCAAGTCTGTCAGGTCATAGCCCAATGCTCGAGCTCTGCGCCAGAATGGGGAGGTGAGCAGGTCGAACCGTTGCTGATCGGTGAGAGGAGCATCCGACAAGTAGCCGGTTGCTCGGATCAGAGAGAGAAGTTCGGAGTTCATATGATCTCGGTTACCTTCGCCACGACACGAGCGCTCAGATCTGGGCGGCTCATGTCATCGCATCGCATCACGAGATGGTCTGCTAGGGAGAGGACGTACTCTTTGCTCGACCACCTCACCGGGCAGTCTATAAGCTCGATCAACGCATCTACGCGCCTGTCGAGGTCGAGGGTGTAGCTGGGCATTTAGGCCTCTCAGTTGTAGCCGTCCACTGCGGCGGATGATGCTATATATGGGCCGGTGGCGCAATCGCAATCATCTTCGTCTTCGCTACAAGTGCATCCAGATGGGGCAACTGCCATCCCTGCCATAGATTTTGCCAGACCGTCGAAGTACTCTTTCTGGGCCTGTTCGAAGGCATTCTTGTAGCCCGACTCCCAAATCACTTGCATAACCCGGTTCATGGGAATGGTGATGCAGGAATCCTCGCCCGTAACGCATTCTACGACGCCAGGACCCTGGCGGATCTCGCCACAGAGTACGGTCGGGACGATGCCTCTGATGTGGAACTTAAGTCTCTCCCAAACCGTCTCGGGATAAGTCAGAACGTAAATCATGTTTCCCTCCGATTATTCAGAAATCCTCTGAAGTTGTAGTATTCGTATCCCACCAGGAACAATAGAGCCTGGGGGACGTCGCCTGTCTGGTAAAAACCAATACCGATCATTCCGTTGCTGATCATCCAGACAGCGAACCCTATCTTCCGGGTGCGTCTGGTCGCGCTGGACACCAGCCGGGCACCCAGGAGCGATAGAACGACGATCAGCCAGGGGTAGAGACTATCGACCGGATGGAGCAAATTCTGCACCACCCAATATCGCGTCTATTGCGCTCTGGCCATCCAGCAGGCTCGCTATGGGGCTGTCGCCGTGTTCCTGCAGAGCGTCGTTCGTCTCCTGCTCCACATAGTTTGGCAAGCCCAGGTTGTCGATGATGGTGTCCCGTATTCCCTTCTGCTGTGATAGATCCCAACCAGCTTTCTCGAAGAGACTCAGGATAGCCACTACATCCTGGGTGGCTATGGGGACAATAGGATCATAGACGATCCTGGGCATGGGTGTACCCTTCTCGAACTCGAAATGTGGGTTGAGGGCGAATAGCCGTCTGACTGCTTGGTTGTTGATCGACTCCTGGAAGCTCTGCAAGTTGGCTTCGACTGCTAGCGTGAAGTTGTCCGTCTTATCCCTGCTGAGAGCAAGACTGCCAGTTCCTCCCATCCCGAGCGCCAGGAACTCTGTGAACGTGCTCATGAGGATGGCTTTCGCCTCGGCCTCAATAGAGGCGGTTATGTGGTTGACTATATCGCCGTTTGTGGACGGCTGCAGGAACCCTATCTTAATGGTGGGGTTCCCATTCTGGTCCCAGACTTGGGGGGTGATGATCCACTTCTGGGCATCTGTTGTGATGTTGGTCAGGGTCTCGACCAGGCTATTATAAGAGGCTAGAGCGGATTCTGCTTCGGGGGTACTCGGATCTATGAATGGGGCATTGCAGATATTTCCCGGCACTTCTGCCCACGGTATTCCCGCACCTCCTCTTTCTATAATTATATTTCTATAATCTTCAAGATACTTCTTAGTCCTCCAAGATCGCCAGGCAGATCGCAGGACTGACCGGCCTTCTGGCGAGTCCTTGCCGGGGTCTGATCTGAGGAGGAGGATCTTCTGGATGGGGATGAATGTGGTTTTGTAATCCGGTGCTGCCAGCTGGGTGAAACCCAATAAGCGGGTTACGTCCTGGGGATCGTAGTCCCAATGAAAAACGCTGTCGGGAGCACGATAAGCCAGGTTGGACCATCCTATGAGGCCGTCATCGTACTGCGAGGACATCCGTTCATCTTCGTGATCTCCGGCTCGTTCCTTGTAGATGAGCTCCAGGGGGAGGAATCCGTACTGAGGCACGGCTCGGGCTGCGGTGGCGATGATAGTCTGCCAGCTGTGGGCCATGTCAGCCATGCATTCCTGCAGGAACTCCGCAGAGCCATTATCCTTGTTGGCATCGTCTACCGCATCCACCTTCCAGTGGGCGCGGCGGATGAAGACTGCGAAGGCGCTGAGGGCTGCTCCTACGTAGGCGTCATTATCGCCCATCTCGGTGTAGGTCTTGAACAGGGCTTGACCCTGCAGCTGCGGGAGGAAGTCGCGTTTGATCCACCCCGGCATGAAGTACTGCAATCCTGAGCGCCCGTACTGCTGGCCAGCGAGCGCCCTTGGGCTCTGGATAAATTTCGGGTAGATGCCGCCGTTGGGGGCTGCTGGGGGCTGGGGGGATTGTGGCATGAGAGACTTCCTACTTGATGGGTACTTGATGCGGTTCTACAAAATCGATAACATGAGACTATGATGGAGATTTGGCTGCTCTATTTTTTCTTATCGGCCTTGTGCCGATTGGTGCTCCGGCTCACCGCTCGCAGGTTCCTCTTGCTGTTGGAGCCGCCGTTGCTGAGCGGGTTCTTGTGGTCGGCTTCTTTGCCATCTCCACGCTTGAGCCCTAGTTTCCTGCGGGCCGCATTGCGCTGTGCCCGTCGCTTGATCTGCTCGGGCTTGCCATGGTACTCCCTGTATTCGGCCTCGTAGTCCCTGGCTTTCTCTTTCTCCAGGACGGCTTTCAGGATCGGTATGCGCATGATCAAGAGTGCATCACTTCCAGGGTGGGATTCGTTTAGCTCCGACGAATGTGAGCTTGGGCATCACAAAGGTATTCACCGGTGCAAAAGCGAGCATCAACGCATCTGCCCGGTCGGGTGAGTGCACGCCACGTCGCTTCATATCGTCCTTGCTTTCGATTTGGATCTGGCCGCGTGATGTGAACTTGTATTTGATATTAGAAAGCTGAGCTGCCAGATCCTCATCATCTATATCAATATCTCCGGTCTCAAAGCGTTCTCTAAGTGCCCAAAACCACTCAGCACGGGCATTGAGGAATCGCTCTTTGTCTATCGGAGATTGTCCGGAATGCATTTCGATGGCCGGCTTCCCCTGCTCATTGAGTCGATCGAAGACTCCTGCACCGAGTCCGTCTGCATCTATTCGGGCCTCTGCGGCACCTGTGGTCACCAGGGCAGCTATAATGCGCCCGGTTGTCCGCATCGTGTCTTCTTGGAAGGTCGTCTTAATGATCCTAGCTACCGGACCACGCCTGTGAATGATGACAGTTTCGTCGCTTCCATACCGGGCTATGTCGCAGCCCAGCACGGAAGGCTCGCCGGGTGTTAAGGTATGCTCCATCGCCTTCGTGATCCACCCCACGGGGATCAGGGTATCATTAGATGTGTTTGGAAACTGCCCCAACACACGAGAGACCCAGAGTGGATTGTCCTCGCCCGCCTGTGATCCGCCACACCACTTCAGCCACTTGTCGTAGACCCATTCAGGTGTTATCAGGTAAGGGGCTGGAAGATCTGATGTTATCTTTTCTTTCCAGGTGTTGTTCCTGATGTCATCGATTGTGATTCCAAAGGTTGTAAAATTGGGAGTATCGAATGCCGAAATATAGATCTTAATCACGCCGGGCCGGGAAAACATCTCATAGAATTCCCCGGAGGCTTCGGTGGGATTGCCAATCGCGAGTAGATGGGAATTCTGAGACGTCAGAATGCCATCAATGCCTATCCAGATATCGGACTCTATGCCCGCTGCCTCATCGGCCACAACCAGAATATGACCTTTGGCGGAATGCGCGCCCTGAAAGCGGTTGGCGTCATTTGTGCTGCGACCTGTCGCGAACCAGTTAGGTCCAAGATCCAGTCTCGTATCTAGGAGCTTCCCCCCAAGTTCTACTTTGGAAGAGGCATAAGCTGACCTGATCTCCTGCCAGAGAATGTCTCGTACCTGGTCGAAGGTTGGTGCGGTGGTGACGACCCTGGAAAGGTAATAAGAAATTGTGAACCACAGAACAACACGCGCCGATATCCAAGACTTGCCAGCAGCATGACAGGAGGCAACCGCGACTTCTTTGTTATCTCTAACAGCTTCTAGGATTTCTATTTGCTTTGCCCACGGGACAGCCCCTAAGACTTCGGTTACAAAATATTCAGGATTTGTCTGAAGTTCCTGCACCGTCTCTTCGCTCGCTGACATCTTTAACCAGGTCCGCGACAGTTTTTATATTTATGTTCAGTGGATTATCTTTATCTCCGCCAATCGCTATGTTCCTCTTGTCTTGCCAGTGCTCAGGATCGCGGTTATAGAGCCAGACTTGTTGAGCAGTCACGTTGCCTTTTAGTGCCGAACTGAACATTGCTTGCTCTACCAGTTCATTAGCATCCGTTTCTGCCTGCGCAACTTCAGCCGCGAACTTCTTGTTATTATTCATGTACTTATTGAAGGTCGGGCGGCTGATCCCGGCCTTCTTGCATGCTTGGGTGCGCCTGATGCCTTTACGCAGGAGATCGAGGAATATCTCGCGCCTAGCAGCATCGAATTTCTCACGATGGGGACGGGGTTTCATGAAACATCAACTTGTCTACTTTATAGCGATCCATCCAGCGAAATTCATCCATCGCCAGAAGCAATCTATCTGCTTAAATCCAGCTTTCGCTAACAGTTCCTCATTCCACGAAGCCGTTACAGGAACCAAAACACCCTCTAAAGATAATCGCTTTCTCTTTATATCCTCATCGGAGTAGCCATTGCTCTTCTTAGATGCATGATAGAGATTGATTAACTTCTCATTTATCTCAGATGTTGCGCCTAATATCTTCTCCACCAGGATGAATGCACCACCTTTCTGGAGGCGATCATAGATATCTGAGATCAGCTTTTGGCGGTATTCAATGGGTACGAACTGCAATGTTAGGATCGATAAGCACACAGATGGCCGTATGCCTTCCAATCCTTCTAAGGACTGCCGCAAATCGTGGTCTAGGATCTTAATACCATCTTGTCCCTTGAAGCGATTAGTAGCAATCTGCCGCATAGGTTCGCTGACTTCCAGACCATAGAAGCGATTAGAGAAGTATCCAGCTTCTATAAGCGGGGCAATTGCATCGCCTCTTGAGCACCCCAGGTCTAAAATATCGGTATTTGGCTTTATATAGAGCTTCGCGAGATCAGTAACCGCCTGCCTCATGACATCTATTTGTGGAATAGACCGCTTGAGCATGTCATCAAAGCAGTTGGCAACTTCGCCATTAAATTGCCATTTGCCTTCAGGAATCACTTTATCATCCATTATATATTCTCCTATATAATTTCACATAATCAGCTAAATGTTCCCGTAGACGAGAACCGCATTGCATATTATCATCATGCCGATAGATAGGTAATTCTTTAAATCGATCTGCGAAAGCAATAATAGCAGGCATCTTTTGTTTTGGGCGGTTCAATTCCTTCCAGTTATATTCAAAGAAGTAATCGCGAACGGGCTGGCAAGAGTAAGGCGCGTGAAAGATCTTCCCGAAATGATTTGCCACTAAATGGGCCTGCTGTAATCCTTCCTGTCCAGGATTGGCTAATAAGGCCTTTCTGTAATCAGTAAAGAACTTCGCTGACTTCTTGCCACATTGGATAGCAGCATTCTTATTAGATCCATAAAGGGTGTCCGCTTGAATGCCAGAATAAACGTGCTTCTCCTTGATCGCCTGCATTAAGAAGTAATAGCCGTACATTACCTCGACATGCGTCTTTCTCGGAGATTTTATTATTTTGATTACATCTTTTAACTGGGTTAGCTTATCTCGATTATCCTCATTTACGATTACTTGCGGGACATTCCAGTATTTACATGCCACCTTACTTGCCCGGGCATCATTTGAGATGAAATAGGATAGATGGAAGGTATAGCATGTTACTTTTGCGCCCAGTTCCATGAGAGTCCATAGGACGGTTAAGCTGTCTGTGCCTCCACTGAAGAGAAGGGCAACCGGTTCGTTGTGCAGATCATTGGAGATTTCCTGCTCAAGGAGCGATTTTAATCTTTGCAAGGATATCATCTCGGATGCAAGACGCAATATAACTCATCATGACTGGTGGGACTGCTCGGCCCAATCGCTCCCATTGCTGTGAATAGGAGCCGGTTAGAATGAAGTCGTCCGGAAAGGCACATATGCGCTTAAGTTCTGAAATCGTAGGCGATGCCGGTCTATCTGGCATATATAAATCCGGCGTGCCCACCGAGCAGCTTTGGAGCACAGTAGGTGATGGTTTGTCTGGATGCAATTTTCGTTTTGTAAAACACGAATTTTTACCATCTATTCGACCTACATCTAAGGTCTTGCCAGGTGGTGTGTTTTTCCACATTTTTTGCATATTTTCGGAAAGCCACTTTCGCTCATCACCGGACCGTTCTACCATTCCTTGCTTTTCATTTGCACCGCTCTGGAGAACGGTAGGAAATGCATTATCCGAATCTTTTTTAATTGGCTTATAACTGCTATTTGTCCAGATAGCAGTTATGTAAGGAATTGCATCTCTCACAGAATAGAAATACGAAAGCGGGGCCGGATGAATTGGTTTAATACCCAGATCTTCCCTGACCCCAATAAATATAAGTCTCTGTCTCGCCTGAGGAACACCCAACCATTGAGCATCTAAGACCTTCGCAGATACATCATATCCGCAATCCTTCAAAGCCTTTAGGATAAGTAAGAAGTAGCCTTTTGCAGTACCTTTGACCAGACCGCTTACATTTTCCGCTATGAATACTTTAGGTTGCAGGTCATTGAGCAACCTCGCATACTCAAAGAATAGGTCATCTGTCCTCTGGCAGGAGTCGCTATACTTCTTGACCTTGCCCCATCCAGCTTCTCTCTTTCCGGCTGTACTAAATGATGCACATGGAGGAGAACCCTCAAAGACATCCAATTGCCCTTTAGATAGCCCGATTGCATCTAGGATCTCGGATGCTTGGACTTTTCGTATATCCCTAGTATCGAGGATCGTACCCTTGTGATTGGCTCTATACGTGTCCTGCGCGGCAGGGATAAACTCGTTTGCCCAGAGTACCTTAAAGCCTGCCATCTTGAAGCCGAGGCAAGACCCCCCGCATCCTGAGAAGGTGCTAACCACATTATAGCCGTTCCAAGGGAGATCTGCGATCTCCTGCATAGAAGGGACTTTATAAGGAGGCTTATTCATTGGGTTTCGGCTTTCCTGACCAACCATAACCACACTTCGGGCAGCAGTATTGGATATCTATATTCTCATCAAATTCTTTGAAATCTGCCGGAGGCTCATTAATATGAGGGTCTAAGTCTTCCTCCAATTGATCGAAATCATATCCCGTCAGCTCTGCATCCAAGCCCTCGATGCTCTCCAGGATGTCCTTAACAAGATCCAAGTCGGGCTCGGCCAGCTCTGCGATCCTGTTATCGGCTATGAGATCTGCATACTCAGCCGCTTCGTTCTCATAATCCTGGTAATCGAGTG